CAAGGTGCTACTGGCTCTCAAGGTATTCAAGGTAGACAAGGTACAACGGGAAGTCAAGGCGCTACTGGCGCCACTGGTGCTCAAGGTACGACTGGAGCCGCAGGCCCGTCAACAACAATAAACGCCACTGCAACAACGGCCGCCGATACATTTTTCCCTGTATTTGTTACTGCACTAGGTTCAAATCAAACAGCATCAGGATCATCATCATTTACATATGAAGCATCAACTAATGCTTTAGTGGTTTCTGGCGGTTCTATACAAGCAGGTGATTTCTTACGCGGAACCTCAACAGCTTTGGCTATTGGAGGTTCTGGCGGTTCACCAAACTTTCAAAATCATGGAACATCAAGTTCTTTTGCAGGTGCTGCATATACTTCTGTCAACTGGGCTACATCTGGCTCTGGTATAGGTGGACTTCTTATGGCAAAATCTGATGGTGGCGCAGTAGGAACATATAGTACACTCGCAGCTGGTGTTAATTTAGGCGAAATTCGTTGGGTTGCTTCTGGAGCAACTGCATTTCACCAGGCAGCTTCAATACGCGCAAAAACAGCAGGTACAACATCCGACACTTCAGCTCCTGCAACTTTAGTTTTTGAAACATCAGCCTCAGGCTCTGTAGCTCCAACTTCACGTATGGAAATAGATGATACTGGTCAAGTTAATATGTTTGATGTCTATTCCGACACTGTAGGTGGTTCAAACAGAGACTTGTTCATCGACATTGGTGGAAAACTTGGTTATGTTTCTTCCATTAGAGCTTCTAAGACTGAAATTCAAGATATGCCAAACATATCTTGGTTATATCAATTGAATCCTGTAACTTTTAAATATAGAAAAAAAGATGCTGAAGAAAATTATACAGATGAAATTGATGGCGGTATACAATACGGTCTAATCGCAGAAGATGTTGAGCAAATAAATCCTAATTTAGTTTTCTACGATGAAACTGAAAATGGACCTGAATTACGAGGTATTAATTATAGTATGCTTATAATGCCTCTTATCAAAGCTGTTCAACAGCAGCAATCTATTATAGAAAACTTGACTGCTAGAATTGAAGCTTTAGAGGCAAATCAATCATAAGATGTCGCATATATAATAATATACGTTAATACTGGAGTATATTATGAAATCTTTTGCGAAACTTGTTCTAGAACAAGGCGGTAAAATTAAACCGCTCATTATAAATTCCTCTCTTACTAATGGCACAGGACTATTCAATCCAAGTCTTTTTGTAGATGATGGTCAAATTCATGTCAATGTTCGGCATTGTCAATATACTCTATATCATGCTGAGTTGAATAAGCATGAACATCCGTGGGGCCCTCTTCTTTACTTCAATCCAGAAAACGATATCACTCTCACTACAACTAATTATCTTGGACAACTTGATACCAATCTTAATCTAGCTTGGTCAAACAAAGTTGATACATCCAACTTTGATAAGACACCACTTTGGGAATTTGTAGGTCTTGAAGATGCAAGATTAGTCAAGTGGAATGACAAGACATATATGTGCGGTGTCAGAAGAGATACGACAACAAATGGTGAAGGCCGAATGGAAATGTCTGAAATCAAAATAACAGACAGAAAGGTTGTTGAGATTTCTCGTTTTCGTATTCCTGCACCTGGTAAAAACGATTCGTATTGTGAAAAGAACTGGATGCCTATTCTTGACATGCCTTATCATTTTCTCAAGTGGTGCAATCCAGTTGAAGTTGTTAAAGTTGATCCTATCGCAAAGACATGTGAAACAGTCTATCTAGGAACCGAAAGATATTTTGATTGGGATCTGAGAGGTGGCGGACAAGTTATTCCATTTGAGAATGGTTATCTGACATTGACGCACGAAACCGATCTTTATACTAGTGAAGCAGGAAGAAAAGATGCAACATACAGGCATCGATTTGTCTTGTGGTCCAAAGACTGGATACCTATTCGTAGGTCTGAGAAGTTCTCATTCATGGATGCAAAGATTGAGTTTGCTTGTGGTCTTGCCGAATATAAAGATAACATATTAATAACTTTTGGTTTCCAAGATAATGCTGCTTTTGTATTGAGTTGCCCTAAAAACGTAGTGAAGGATTACATGAATGCTTGATAATTTGATTGTTGAATATGTAAAAAATTCAGAAGATCCACAAACAAACTTAGCTCTTGCAAAAGAATATGAGAGAATTGGTCAGACAGCGGCTGCAATATCTTTTTATCTGAGATGTGCGGAAAGAACAGACGATATTTCTACAGAGTATTACTGTTTGGTAAAAATGGGACATTGTTTTGAAAAGCAAGGCAATCGTAACTATACAGTCAAGAGCATGTACAACGCAGCAATAGCCATAGATCCAAAAAGACCAGAGGCATATTACTTTCTCTCTAGAAAATATGAAGAAGAAAAGTTACACTTTGAGACTTATGCAACAATTGAAATACCTTTAAAGTATGAAATAGATCAGACATTTGATCCTGAACTTGGCTACAGAGGTCGCTGGATGCTTCTTTTCCAAAAAGCTATTGCTGGATGGTGGCGCGGTAGAGGTATGGAAGCAAGAAAAATCCTACAGTCTTTGGTCAACGATTACTGGGATCAAATTGATGATGTACATAAAAAGTCAATTGAGAGTAACATTGTCAACTTAGGTTCTGGACCATACAGTTATGCATTTCGGATGTATGATGACAGTATGTGGCCGAAACTTAGATGTAAGTTTTCAGGTTCTAAGAACATCAAGAAGAACTTTTCACAAGTTTATCAAGACCTGTTTATTCTGTCTATGCTCAAGGGTAAAAGAAACGGTCAGTTCTTAGAAATTGGCGGCGCTGAACCTTGGATGGGCAATAATACTGCATTGCTTGAAACTGAGTTTGGTTGGAAAGGCGTATCTATTGAATATGATGAAAAGTTCATAAACAACTACAGATCAGCTAGACCAAATACAAAAGTGCTGCATCAAAATGCACTTGCAATTGACTACAAGAAGCTTCTGTTAGAGCATTTTACTGGAAATGTAATCGATTATCTTCAACTAGACATTGAACCAGCAAGAAATACATACGAGTGTATGCTTAAAATTCCTTTTGATGAATATAAGTTTGCAGTCATTACATATGAACACGACTATTATGCTGATGTTACCAGAACATATCGTGAGAAGTCCCGTGAGTTCCTAAGATCGAACGGTTATGTTCTAGTTGCTAATGATATATCGCCTGATGGTATTTGTAACTTTGAAGACTGGTGGATACATCCTGAACTAATCGATCCTGATGTGCTGAGAAAAATGAGTGATGTGACTAACGAAGCAAAAGCAGCAACAGATTATATGTTGTCTGGAAGTGAAGAAGAGGATGTGTTTAATATGAATATTAATAATGGTTATGCAAAACGTGCTTTCATTGTCGATAACTTTTATGAAGATCCTGATAGTATTCGTGAGTTTGCCAAACAGCAAGAGTATGTTGATGGTGGATTAGGTCGCGGCTTTATTGGTAAACGCACAAAGAACCAGTATCTTTTTCCTGGTATCAAAGAAGCTTTTGAAAGCATCATGGGTAAGAAAATAACCAAGTGGGAAGAACACGGCATGAACGGTCGATTTCAGCTTAATATTGCTGGCGAGCCTGTTGTATATCATTGTGATGACCAAAGTTATGCGGCGATGATATATCTTACGCCAGATGCGCCGCCAGAAACAGGCACTTCAACGTTTAGGCATCGTGGAACTGGTATTCGTCATAAGGAACATCCTCAGATTACCAGTGCTTTTAACTATAAGACTTTCTTGGATAAGACGCCTTATGACACGGTGGACAAGTTTGGTAATGTTTATAACCGATTGGTCATCTTTGATGCGGGTGCTATTCACGGGGCCAGCGACTATTTTGGCACAGATTTTGAAGATGGAAGACTTTGGCACATGTTTTTCTTTGATACGGAATAAACATAAATACTCTATAAAGAGGGTATTACATGGCAGTTCCAGCATCTAGAGAGCAACTAAAAGATTGGTGTCTTCGTCAGTTAGGTCATCCAGTTATAGAAATTAATGTGGATGATGACCAGGTAGAAGACCGTATTGACGAAGCTTTTCAGTATATCCAGCAGTTCCACTTTGATGGTGTAGAGCGTTGGTATCTAAAGCACCAGTTTACTCAAGAAAACATCGACAATGGATGGATTCCTATCAGTGATAACATTATCGGTGTAACCCGTATTTTCCCTATTTCATCTTCTAACGCAACCATCAATATGTTTGACCTGCGCTATCAGTTGCGTCTACATGAACTTTATGACTTTACCTCTACTTCTTATACCAACTATGTTATTACCATGCAGCATATTCGCACTCTGGATATGTTGTTCTCTGGTGAAACACCCGTGCGTTTTAACCGTCATACAGATAAGCTATACATTGACATGAACTGGGCAACAATTAGTGCTGGCGAATGGGCAGTCATCGAAGGTTGGATCATCATCGATCCTGACACATATCCACAGATTTATAACGACCGTATGCTCAAGAAACTGGCCACGGCATATATCAAGCGCCAGTGGGGCAACAACCTAAAGAAGTATCAGGGTATGCAGCTACCAGGCGGTATCATGATGAATGGTCAACAAATCTACGAAGAGGCTGCGGCAGAGATAACAGAACTAGAACAGTTGATTCGTGATACATTCGAAGAACCACCACAGTTTCTTGTAGGATAAAATGGCAACGTCCGTATATTTCAACAACTATTCAGTCGGCGTTATTAACGAGCAACGTCTTTTGGAAGACCTGATTGTGGAGTCTATCCAGATAATGGGTCATGACTGCTTCTACATTCCGCGTGATTCCTATAACGGTGATGATGAGATATATGGCGAAACTATTAATGCCAGATTTACTCGCGCATATTCGATGGAAGTTTATCTCGCTAACGTAGAAGGCTACGAAGGTGATGGCGACTTCTTCTCTAAGTTTGGTCTAGAAATCCGAGATACTTCCAACTTTGTTGTTTCAACTCGCACATTTAACAAATATGTGCCCACAAATATTGCTGATAGGCCGCGTGAAGGTGATTTACTTTATGTGCCCGTCATGCGTAAGATATTTGAAATCAAGTTCGTTGAAGAAGAACTAAACTTCTTCTCAATCGGCAAACGTAATCCATACATGTACGAACTGCGCTGCGAATTATTCCGCTTCTCTGATGAAAACTTTGACACTGGTGTGGAAGAAATTGATGATGTTGAGAAAGATGCATCATATACTATACAGTTAAATCTTGGCACAGGTTCAGGCAACTATCTATCTGGAGAACTAGTTTATCAAGGTTCTAATGTATCAACATCGAATACAAAAGCAATAGTAACAGAGTTTGATCCAATATCAAAAGTTCTAACACTACACAATATTGTAGGTACATTTGCTACAGCCACAAATCTTAGAGGTAATACATCTAATGCACTCTATGTTGTAACATCCACAGATATTCTTGGTGATTATACGTTCTATGATGACTACGACAATAAAGAAATACAGACTGAGGCCGCGTTGTTTATAGACCTATCAGAAATCAATCCATTTGGAATGCCATAATGTTCGGAACACATTTCTATCATAAACTAACAAGAAAATATGTTGTGCTTTTTGGTACAATGTTCAATAACATCACACTGGTAAAAACAAACAAAGATACTGGTGCTGAGATTGAACGCATGAAAGTGCCTATCACATATGCACCAAAAGAAAAATATGTGTCTCGTCTTCGTGCTGATCCAGATTTGCAGAGACAGATTCAGACAAGACTTCCAAGACTTTCTTTCGAGTTGACTGGAATAGCTTATGACGCAACAAGAAAACAAAACTCACTATTAAAGATGGCTAAAGGTAATTCTAGTACATCAGCTAAGTCATCTTATATGGCTGTTCCATATGATTTGACGTTTGAACTCAATTTGTATGCCAGAAATATTGATGACGGCACACAAATTATAGAACAAATTTTGCCGTATTTCAATCCAGATTATACAGCTACAATTGATCCTGTTTCATCTCTCGGTGTTCTCAAAGATGTGCCTATCATTCTTAATACAGTTACAAACAACATAGAACATGAAGGCAATTTTGATGCTGTAAGATTTGTAACATGGACTCTCACATTTACGATGAAGGCACATTTCTATGGACCAGTAACAAATCCAAAGATTATTCGCAAGGTCATCGCAAACATATTCAACGATCCATCTTTGAAAGCGGGTTATGTTACGCGCATGAATCTTGTTTCTGGAAATAGCGGAACATTTCAGCAAGAGGATATTGCTTATCAAGGTAGCAGTTATGAGAGCGCGAATGCTTATGGAGTCATATTGAGTTGGACAGCAAATACTGGTAAACTTGCATTGGGTGCAGTTCAAGGACAATTCAAGATAGACAATACTATTCGCGCACTATCATCTAATGCTAGATATCAGATAGATAGTTTTGATATATCACCGTTGAAGTTGTCTAAGATTACAATTGAACCTGATCCAATCACTGCTCAACCAGGAAACGATTATGGATATGATGTACAAATTGAGGAATGGCCAGAAATAAATGAGTAAAACACATAATGCATTAAGTGATGCTCTTGGTATAGAAAATGCTGTAGAGATTATACCGCCTAAGAAAGAACAGGAAGTTATAGTCAATACTCCACACGAACCAAACGATGCGGATGCAGATTACAATCTTTCTCGCAGAACTTTCCGTGACTTGATAAACAAAGGTAATCAAGCGATGGAAAGTTTGACTGATTTGGCCAAAGAGTCAGAATCTCCACGCGCGTATGAAGTTCTAGCAACCATGATGAGAACCGTTGCTGATACTACCAAAGACCTATACGATCTACAGAAGAAGACTAAAGAGTTGAGTGGCCAAAAGAAAGATGATCCTACTGTAAATGTAGATAAAGCCATTTTTGTTGGCACTACTGCCGACTTGTTAAAAAAGATTAAGGAGCAGAAGAATGAGGACGTTTAAGCAGTTTTTAAAAGAACAGCAAGAAGCAAAACAAGAACCTGCTAATAGTCGTGGCGTTTTAATTCATGGCAATAAAATTTTTGTTGGAATTCAACATGGTGTTACTCCTACTCATGATAAAGAAACATCATCTTTAATTCAACAGCATATCACACAACATGGTCATTGGGATGAAGGTAATGGTGGCGATGCTAATGTTACAAAACCAATTACTGGTAATGCAGAATCTCGTGGTTCTTTTGATGAAGATTTAATTAATAAGAATCTTTATACAGACAAAGAAGGCAATAGATATACACCACACCATCATTTGACTAATTTGTTTGGAAATTTACCTGGTAGCGATCAAGAAAAAACTATAGCAGATAAACTTTCTGATGATAAACTATCTCTTCGTGATGCTCTTATTAAACACCACACTAAAATATTTGATGCTCCAACTTCTGAAGGTGCTGTTGATCGTTTTCTTGGTAAAGCCGGTTCTCATTTTCAAAAAATGGGTCAAAAGAGGGCAACTCCGGAACATATAAAAAAGTTTTTAAGTCAAGGCACAAAAGAAACTTGGGAAGGCAATAATAATCCGGATACTGGAATGGGTCGTATGGCTAGACAAGTTCAATTAGAAAGAGAAAATTATTTAATGGACAAAGCTCCTGCTGGTGTATATTTTATAGGTTCGGGACATCTTCCTTCAATGTCGCAAACATTACAGAGTAGAAAAATTAAACCTAATATGATTGGTGGAACACACGCGCATCTATGACAAAAGGTTATAATAATAACCCAAACTTACCTAAAGAAGATTACAAGCACGCCTTCACTCAGCATGAAATAGACGAGTTTATAAAGTGTGCTGCTGATCCTGTGTATTTTGCCTGCACATATATGCGTATCATCAACGTGGATCATGGTCTTATGCCATTTGAGATGTGGGATTTCCAAAAAGAAATGCTCACAACTTTTCATGAAAATCGATTTTCTATCTGCAAGTTGCCGCGTCAGGTAGGTAAGACTACCACATCTGTTGCATATTTGCTACACTATATTCTGTTCAATCAAAATGTTAACATAGCAATTCTGGCCAACAAATCTGCTACAGCCCGCGAAATCATGGGTCGTCTACAGTTAGCATTTGAATACTTACCGCGCTTTCTCCAGCAAGGCGTCAAAGAATGGAACAAAGGTTCAATTGAACTAGCCAACGGCTCTAGAGCGGTGGCTGATTCCACATCTGGTTCATCTGTTCGTGGTCGGTCTTTCAACATAATCTTCCTTGATGAGTTCGCATTCGTTCCAAACAACATTGCCGAACAGTTCTTCATGTCTACCTATCCTACGATTTCTTCTGGTCAGACAACAAAGGTTATTATCGTTTCTACACCAAACGGTCTAAATCTGTTCTATCGTATGTGGGAAGATGCTATCAAGCACAAAAGCGAATACAAACCAATCGAAATCCACTGGAGCATGGTACCAGGTAGAACCGAAGAGTGGAAAGAACAGACTATTCGTAACACCTCAGCCGACCAGTTCCGTCAAGAGTTTGAGTGTGAGTTCATTGGTTCTACAAACACACTTATTCATCCAGTCAAGTTGCGTTCTCTGGTCTGGCATAATCCTATTGCGACTGAAGGTCATCTGAAAATCTATAAGAAGCCTGAATCAGGCAAAACTTATTGTATGACAGTAGACGTAGCCGAAGGTCAAGGACTAGACTATTCCACATTCTCTATCATAGATGTATCTGAGATACCCTATCGTCAGGTAGCAATTTTCAGAGACAACAAGATATCGCCAATGTTATTTCCAACCATTATAGTTCAGACGGCAAAAGCATATAACGAAGCCTTTATTTTGGTTGAAATTAATTCCATCGGACTACAAGTGTCTGACATCATACATAATGACTTCGCATATGAAAATCTAATCAAGATTGAAATGAAGGGTAAGCAGGGTCAGCAACAGTCTCCTGGATTCAAAAAGAAGATTGCCTTTGGTCTAAAAACGTCTAAGCAGACCAAAATGATAGGTTGTACCAATCTTAAAACTCTAGTTGAGAGCGACAAACTTATCGTAAACGACGAACAGACTATCATGGAATTGACTACTTTTTCGGCCGACAAGCAGACTTTCAAGGCCGAAGAGGGCAATAACGACGATTTGGCTATGACGCTGGTTCATTTTGGCTGGCTGACAGGTCAAAGATACTTTAAGGAAAATATCCAGAACGATATCAGACAGACTTTGCAGAAAGAACTATTTGATGTAATGGATCAGGATATTGTACCATTTGGAATTATAGATAATGGTATAGACAATCCAAGCGAAAAAGACGCTTCGGGTGATCTTTGGATTGAAGATCGTGGTAGGACATATCCTTTTGACGATCTAAACTGGTCTAATAAGCTATAAATACTCGTTTTTCTAAATAATGTAAAGAATGAATTATAATTCTTGTAAAGGAGAAACAATATGCCATTTCAATTGTCACCAGGCGTAAATGTATCTGAAATTGACTTAACAACTATTGTCCCAGCCGTAGGCACAACCGAAGGTGCTTTCGTAGGTAACTTTATCTGGGGACCACTAGAAGAAATCCGCACAATTTCTTCAGAAGTTGAGTTGGTAGACACATTTGGTAAGCCAGATAACAATAACTTCACTGAATTTTTTACAGCAGCCAACTTCTTAGCTTATGCTCGTAACCTTAAGATTGTTCGTGCAGCAAGCACAGCAACAGCAAAGAATGCTTCTATTGGTAACGGTATTTTAATTAAAAATACCGATGATTACACAACTAACTATATTAATATGGAAGCAGCTAACTCTGCTGGTATGTTTGCAGCTAGATATGCTGGTGACATAGGAAACAGCTTAAAAGTTTCTATGTATGCAGACACAGCATATAAATCTCGCGCAAATTGGAATGTGTCTGCTTGGACGTATGCTGAACAGTTTGATAGTGCGCCAAATACTTCCACATATGCTGCCTCTGTTGGCGGTACAGGAGATGAACTTCACTTAATCGTTATCGATGAAGATGGTAAATTTACAGGTGTGGCAAATACAATTCTTGAAAAGTTTGCATTTGTATCAAAAGCATCAGATGCTATTACATCTGAAGGTTCTTCAAACTATTATGTTAATGTAATTAATGATCGTTCAAAATATGTTTATATAATTAATCACGCACAAGATCCTTCATCTAATGCGACAGATTCCGTAAACTGGGGAAGTTCTGCTGTAGGCACTACATTCTCACAAGGTGCATCTTCATACACCGTATCACTTTCTGGTGGTACAGTTGGTGCAGTTTCCGACTCTGATCGCATCACAGCTTATGATAAGTTCTCAAATGCAGAAGAAATTGATGTTTCTCTAATTGTTACTGGTGCAGCAAACCTAGCAGTTGTTCAACACTGCATTGACAACCTTGCAGAATATCGTAAGGACTGCGTTGTATTCTGCTCACCAACAAGAGCTAACGTTGTTTCAGTCGGTACATCCGAAGCTGCTAACAATGTCATTGCATACAGAACAGCAATGAACCGTTCAACATCTTATGCTGTAATGGATTCTTCTTGGAAGTATCAGTTCGACAAGTATAACAATGTATACCGTTGGGTACCATTGAACGGTGATATTGCTGGTCTTTGCGTAAGAACAGACTTTGAACGTGATCCATGGTACTCACCAGCAGGATTTAATCGTGGTCAACTTAAAAATATTGTTAAGTTGTCTTTCAATCCAGACAAGACAGACCGCGACGAACTATACAAGAACGGTATTAATCCTATCGTTACATTCCGTGGCGAAGGAACTGTTCTTTACGGCGACAAGACAATGTTGAGTAAACCATCAGCATTTGATCGTATCAACGTTCGCCGTCTCTTCATTGTTCTCGAAAAGGCAATTGCCCGTGCTGCTAAGTACAGCTTGTTTGAGTTCAACGATGAGTTTACACGCGCACAGTTTGTTGCTCTAATTGAACCATACCTACGCGATGTACAGGGTCGTCGTGGTATCTTTGACTTCCGTGTAGTTTGCGACGAAACAAACAATACTCCTGAAGTAATCGACCGTAACGAATTTGTTGGCGACATTTACATCAAGCCAGCTAGAAGCATCAACTTTATCCAGTTGAACTTTATAGCTGTAAGAACTGGTGTAGCCTTCGAAGAAGTTGTTGGCCGCTTCTAATCATTGATGCATAATAAATATTCAAAAGGAGTAAATTAAAATGGCTTCATTTAACGTACAAGAATTCAGATCACAGATGACAGGTGACGGCGCCCGCCCAAACCTGTTCAACTGCGAACTACCTTTTCTTGGCAATCTTCTCGGCACAGCAGGTATTAAGTATAACTTCATGTGTCGCGCCGCTCAGTTGCCTGGTTCCACTGTGAACCAGGTACCCGTAAATTATTTTGGTCGTGAACTAAAGTTTGCTGGTAATCGTACATTTACCGAATGGACAGTAACCATCATCAATGACGAAGACTTTGTAATTCGCAATGCCTTCGAACTTTGGATGAGCAGACTTAATTCACACGTTGCCAATCTTCGTTCTGCTAACTATGTAAGCCCATCACAGTATCAGCAAGATGGTCTAGTAACGCAGTTTGGTAAAGCAGATGAAATCCTAAAGGTATATAAGTTTGTTGGTATGTTCCCAATTGATGTTTCACCAATCGAACTAGATTGGGGTGCAAATGATACAATCGAAGAATATGCTGTAACATTTGCTTATCAGTGGTGGGAGTCTGATACAACAGATAGTAATCTATCTAATGGTTCTCCTGGCATTCAACCTCGCAGAAGCAATCCTGTAGGTTCTGCTTAATATATAAGAAGAGGGGAGAGTTTTTCTCTCCCCTTATCTTCATTGGAGGTAATTGGTGGTACAACTTTTTGGCTTTGAAATTTCACGTAAAAAAACGAAGCAAGACAATGCTTCTCCAGACGAAACTAATAAAACATTCGCATTACCGCAGAATGACGATGGTGCTGTAACCATTCAATCAGGTGCTTATTATGGCACCTATGTTGATTTGGACGGTGTAGTCAGAAACGAAATTGAGCTTATTACACGTTATCGTGAAATGTCAATGCAACCAGAATTGGAAACGGCCATTGATGAAATTGTCAATGAGGCCATTGTTAACACAGCTAAAGATAAAGCTGTGGAAATTAACATGGATGATTTGAAGCAGCCAGAATCGGTAAAGAAAAAGATTAGAGATGAGTTTGATACTGCTCTAAAGCTGTTAAACTTTGGTAATATGGGTCATGAAACATTCCGTCGTTGGTATGTTGACGGTCGCATGTTCTACCATGTTATCATAGATGAAAAGAGATCAGCCGAAGGCATTTTAGAACTCAGGTATATTGATCCTCGTCGTATTCGTAAGATCCGCGAAATTCAAAAGACAAAAGATCCTCGTACAACTATTGACGTTATTAGTAAGATTAATGAATACTATCTTTACAATGAACGTGGTATTATTGGCGCACATTCTAACTTGGGCGCAAAGATTGCCGTAGATGCAATCATTAATGTCAATTCAGGTCTAATGGATAGCAAGAGAGCGATGGTTCTCTCGTATCTGCATAAGGCCATCAAACCGCTAAACAACTTGAGAATGATTGAAGATGCGACAGTAATCTATCGTCTCTCTCGCGCGCCCGAGCGCCGCATTTTCTATATCGATGTTGGTAACATGCCAACAATCAAGGCTGAACAATATCTAAAAGATATCATGACCAAGTATCGTAACAAGTTAGTTTACGACAGCACGACTGGTGAAATCAAAGATGACCGTAAGCATCTTTCCATGCTAGAAGATTTCTGGCTTCCTCGTCGTGAAGGCGGTAAAGGCACAGAAATCACAACTCTTCCTGGCGGCCAGAATCTTGGCGAATTGGAAGATGTAAAGTATTTTGAACGCAAGTTGTACAAAGCACTTGGTGTTCCTATTGGTCGCTTAGAACAGCAACCAGGTGGCGGCATTCTAGGTCGCTCAACAGAAATTACTAGAGAAGAACTAAAGTTTTCAAAGTTCATTGACAGACTACGCAATAAGTTTGCTACGCTATTTGATGACATTCTTCGTGTTCAATTGGTACTCAAGAAAGTTTGTACCGAAGAAGAATGGAAAGAGTTCAAAGAAGATATCTACTATGACTTCAAGAAGGATAACAACTTTGATGAGTTGAAAGAATCGGAACTTCTTATGAACCGTATTGCCACTCTACAGGCAGTTGATCCATATGTTGGTCGTTATTATTCTATGCAGTGGGTTCGTAAGAATATTCTTATGTTGAATGATGAAGACATTGAAGAAATCAATACTCAGATTGAAGAAGAAAAAGCTGCGGCAACGCCTACAGACGAAAATGGAAATCCAATACCAACAGACGACCAAGGTAATCCATTGCAACCTGAAATGCCTGCTGCACCTACTCCAAATATTGTTCCGCCGACTCCACAAGAGGCAATGATGCAGCAATATATGGCACAGCAGGGTGTACCGCAAGAACAAATGCCAGTACAAGACGGCACAGGTAAAGATGAAATGGATCCACTAGATATGGGAATGGATGCCGACCGTGAGCGCAATCGTCGTAGATTTGTCAATGATACTTTGGAGCCAGCCCGTTGAAGAGATTTAACGAATACTTAGAAGAAAGTTTAGCCGCAGAGGTTAAATCAGAACCTAAGACAGCCGCTTCAATGGAAGCCAGAAAACTTGGCTTGACTTATATGGGATTTGGTCGTTATGCAAATAGCAAGGGAGAAGTTGCTTACGTTGTAGATAATGACAGACTAGTTCCTTATAAAAGTCGTATAGAAGTTCAAGCCTCGTATTCCAAATCTCTATCACCTTCTCAGGGATTTGCAACTTTTGGCGCGCCGAAGAAAAAAGACGAAACTAGTTTTTACGCTAAGACTTTAAATGGTCGTGAAAAGGAAGACAAGAAGATTACTTCTACCAAAGAAAAAGAAGCGTTAAAAGTAAATAAAGAACTTTACAACTTTTACAACGCTGGAATGTTTGATGACAATGAACTGAGTGCTATAGGTTATTATACTGCTGACGGGTATGAATACATCAACAGATTTTTGTATATGGGTCACGAACCAGATATGTCAGATGATGAAGCGAGTCAATTGGAAAACTATGTAGATAACATAGACTCAGCCTTTGAGAACACAGAAGCACCATTTGACTATACGGTTTACACAGGTCTGAGCGAAAGATATAGGCCAGAGAAAATAAAACCTGGCTCAGATTATATCTTTAGAGGATATATTTCTACATCTCTAAGTTATGATGTTGCTATAAGCAGTTTTACAGAAGGTAATGATGCACCTGTAGTATTGCAGATAGAGGTTAAAAAGGGACAGAGATCAATTTATACCGATGCAATTTCATCAAATCCTGGTGAATTAGAAACATTATTACCAAGAGGTTCAAGAGTAAAAGTTATTTCAGGACCCCATCAATTAGATGTCACTGTTGTTAGCAATAAAGTCTATGGAATAATCAATTTATTCCACTGCGAGTTAATAGAAGAATAAATATAAGAACTGGTTAGGAGTCAAACAAAATGTCAGTAAACAAAGCATTAGATAGTGTTCTAGCAAATAACCTAGACGAAATGCGTAATCATTTTTCCAACGCTCTTTCTACAAAGGCTGTAGAGAAGTTGGAAGAACGCAAGTCTGTTATTGCTCAGAACTACTTTGGTAAGACAAAGGAATAATACATCATGAAAAGCATCAAAGACCTAAGAGAACAATACAATCTCATTACGGAAAAAGAAGAAGCGGAAACTAAAAAGTTAGCCGCTCTTGTTCGTGCTGGTCTGTTTGATGCTAAGAAATTAACTTCACTAAAACGCGCTCTTGATAAGCCAGTCGATAAGATGACTGCACAGGAAAAGCGTATGCTTCTCAACTTGCTTGATGCTCTTATGTCTGAGGTTCTTTCTAATCAACCTGTTTATCAGAAAGTTAAGCAGAATGTGATGAAGGAATCTGTTGTAGTTGACACAAAAGATTATCTCACAAAGATGGATCCTAGAGTCAAGAGATATGGTTACTCTCAAAAAGAAACACCATCTGTTCTTCTATTGAAGCGTAAGGCTATTCGTGTATTTCCTGATGGTCAAAAAGTTGCATTGTATTATGCACAGGCTATCGACAAGTATGTTTCTATTCCATTCAGCGAGATTGGAATTAATGAAACTTGGTTAGGCGATATCGTTAGAGGTGTTGTGAGAAACGTTGTTGGTGGTAATGATTCTAATTCATCTGCTAAGAAAGATGAAGATGAAATTTCAAAAGAGTTGAAGCCACTGGAAAGAGAAAAAGCCAAGTTAAACGTTTCTTCGGATCTTAAAGATAAGCCATACACAACTGGCGTCGAAGCAAGAAGACAGAAGTATGAACGCGATGCAAACATGGCTATGGCCAAAGGTGTGAGAGAAAGCTTTAGAAGCAATCTTCAAACTTTGAATGAAGATGATATTGATTCTTGGGAAAGTAGAGTGTTTGGTATTACAGGACACCAGTTTACTCCATATGGAGGTGGTGCTTTTGGTGGCGCAGTTAGAGTAAAACCTTTAGGTGGAAGCGCAGCTACAGCAACAAAAATTAAACCATCTGGTCCACCAAAAAGATTTGTTCCAAAAAGAAAAGATCCTGCGGAAACTCCAGATAGACGAAGAAGAGATGATGGTCCTTCTCCAAGAGGTCCAGGCAGATACGAACCATCTCCAAGAAAGCCTTCTGGTCCGCCAACAAGAAAGCCAGTTGAGCAACCAAAACCTCAGAAGCCAGTAGAACAACCAAAACCTGTTGAACAGCCAAAACCATCTCGTTTTAATCCTCCAGAAGTTAAACCTGATGTTAAACAACCTTTAAAACCAACTACACCGGCAAATGTGCCTGAAATAAAGCCCGATAAAAAAACTTCTCCTAATAGAGAAGCGCCTGCATATAAACCAAAACCAGCTGCCAGACCTGAGTTTCCTGGAAAGTTGCCTGCTGCAAAACCAGGTAATAAACCAGATGTTGCTCCAACTCAAGAACCATCTTCACAACCTTCTCCTTTAAAGAAACCTGAAAATCAACCTTGGAAAGATGCTGAAAAGTGGGCAAAGACACAAGATCAACCAGCAAATAAACCTGCTAAGAATGAAAAAGATGCAAAAAAGCGTGAATCAAAAGATACAAAGCCGCCAAAACCACCAAGAAAGCCGTTTAAGTTGCCAGCGTTAGCTGTTGATGTAGGTGCTAAAGAATTAACATCTTTGACGCCAGGTCTAAAGCTGGCTATATCTGGTCCGAAAAGAGAAGGTGATGCAGATGCAATACGTTCTAGATTGGCTTCTTATGAACGTAGAGCATGGCAAGCCCAGGCTGCTATGACAGAATCCGTTGAGATTAATCTGAATGGAAACCGATTTGTGCTAAATAATGAAGAAGCAAATAAAGTTATTTCGCTCTATGAGTCCCTTAATACCAAGAACAAGCAAAAGATGATTAAGATGATGAATGAGAGCGAAGAACAGTTAAACAAGATAGTATCATTCGCAGTAAGGCAGTAGTATGGCAAACGTATTAAAAGGTCAAAGAATTATTGATGGAAATAAAAGGTCACTAATCAAGTATGTGTTCCTTTCTGATGGCACCGCTGTGGCCAATTCTACTCTCGTAGATGTATCTTCACTTGCATTTGCGTTGAATACGAATGGTTACATCATGTCATCCAATGTCGATCCAAAGTCAAGCTACAGAACAACAATCAAGCGCATCTTTGGTAATGCAAAGGTCAACAGTTATATCACTATACAGTGGGCAGGCACATCAAATGCTGAAATCGTAACCATTGGTTCAGGTTCATTTGATTATGACTTCCAAAGCATGGGTGATGGTGCAATCATTCCTATGGAAAGCGATGCAACAACTGGCGACATTCTATTGTCAATCAATAACAATAAGAACAATGATGCCTTTACATTGTTCATCGATCTAAGAAAGAACAACGAAGACTTTGATGCTGGTCAGACCGCAGATCCATATGCATTCAATAAGAAGGGTCCGTTTCCATGATTAAGTTAGTCAATTCAATTGTAAATAGAGATTTCGTTTCTGCTGATTCTATTCTTGAAGAAACAGTTGAATTGATTATGGCTAAAAAGTTGGAAGAAGCCAAGAAGATGACTGCCGCTAAGATGACCGAGCAAGGTCTAGATAAGCCATCTTGGAATTTACAGCAAAGAGGTCTAGTCGAAGATGATGTAGAAAGCGGCGAAGAAAGTTCTATGGCTCGTTCGGAATTGAATGCCATTACAAAAGATGCTAAAAACATCATATCAAAAATTAAAGGCAACAAAGAACTAGAAGCCTGGACTCAATCAAAGATTACAAAAGCCGCAGACTATCTAAACTCTGTTGCTGATTATATGAGCGAAGAAGAAAAAGAAAAACTAGACGAAGCCCGTATCAAGATTATCAAGGCTCGTATTCGTGGCGGCAAAATCCAGCGCCGCAAGAAAGTATCTAATGTTGCTGGCATGACTTTGCGTGGTGGTAAGTTACAGCGTATGTCTCCTGCTGAACGCCGTCGTAGAAAGATGGGTGCCAGAAGAGCAAAGATTAAGCGTAAGTCTAAAATGAACCGCGCATTGATGAAGCGCCAGAGATCACTAAGAAAGAGGAAGGCTTTAGGGCTATGAAACTCATTAAAGAAGAAGTAAGTCACGTTAATTTTTTAACGGAAATGAACGAAAAGACTGGTCAGAAAGAGATGTTCATCGAAGGCATCTTCATGCAAGCCGAAACAAAGAATCGCAACGGTCGTGTATATCCATTTGACGTTCTAAACAAGGAAGTAGAGCGTTATAATAGAGAATATGTAAACAAGAACCGTGCGTTTGGTGAGTTAGGTCATCCTGATTCTCCAACTATTAATTTGGATCGTGTATCACACATGATTACCAAGCTCTATCCAGATGGCAATAATATCATGGGTAAAGCAAAGATTATGGATACTCCTAACGGAAAGATTGTGAAGAGTTTACTAGACGGCGGT